TGCTGAGCATCATGGTATTGAGTTAAAAGTTTTTGAACGACCGCAATTTACTCAGTACACTTCTTTTGGACATTACAAAAAACATTCTGATGTAGCTAGTAGACAAGGTAAAAGAATTCTATCAGCCACAATAGAATTAAGTAATCATAATGATTATTGTGGAGGTGGAATTTCTATTCAATGCGGAGCAAAGTTCCTTCGTTATAAACGCCCACAAGGATTTATGACAATATTTCCTTCTATATTAACGCATCAGGCAAATACAGTATGGTGGGGAACTAGGTATTCTTTAGTTCTTTGGGGTGTAGATCATAATACGATTGGTGAAAAAAAGTGAGCCTAAAAGAACAAACACAAGATTTGCATGAAGAAGCTGAGAAAAGCAAGTTTGCTCAGCTGCTCCTTTCAGGTAATATTAATGAACATCAGTACGGAACGTACTTAGCAAATCTATTGCCAATATACCAAGCAATCGAAGGAGTAGCAAACCAATTAGGTTTACTAGTAGGCATTGAAGATATTTGCAGAGTAGATAAAATCAAAGCAGACATAGATGAATTAAAAGTTAAAGCTACTCCATGCGTTACTGCATACACATATATGACATATGTCAATGATTTTAAGACTAGGAATGATAAGCATTTACTCTTAGCTCATTTATATACGAGGCATTTTGGTGATTTATACGGTGGTCAAATCGTGAAAAAGAAAGTTCCAGGATCTGGATCAATGTATGAGTTTGAGAATCGAAATGAATTGATTGGTAAGACTCGTTCTATCTTAAGCGATGACCTAGGTAAAGAATCTAGGATTGCATTTGAATATGCTATTACATTATTTGAGGATCTAGAGTATGAGCTTAATCTTTGATAAGCTAGAACAACATTCAAAAGACTTTCAGCAAATACTTGAAAGCTACCTAGAAAAATCTGACGAAACACACAACTTCCCTTGGGATAACTTTATCTTTGAGGGACCAGGTGTAAGACGGGCGCACTTAGACGTTGTTGATAAGCGTGAAGAAAGGAAACTATACATGATGCATTTGTGTATATTTCCTAATAGGCATAATCCTGGACCAATTTATGGATTTGACTTAATTGCTGGACCTAACAAAGTAACTGGTGCATTCCATGATATAAGTCCGGCTAGCCATCGAAATCATATCCTCTGTGATGTGTTTCATGATCACATTAAAGATGTTGCACCGCAGTGGTCAAAGGAGCGAGAACTTCCTGATTGGGCAAAACAAATCTTTAGTGGTGATATGATTGCAGCAGGTAATGTAAGAGATATTGAAGAACTTGATTTGATTTTGAACTTCTCAAAAGAATCATTAAGATACTATCTAGATTACTTTGTGAATAAATCTTCGGTGTTTGATGAAGATTTTGTGGAAGAGCAAAATAGATACTGTAAATTTCAAAAGCAAAATCCTCATACTCCGAAGGTAATGGAGTCATTAGGGTACGATCCGGAGCTTGTACGTGATTTCATCGATAATTGTCTATTTCCAGAAGTGGTGGATTGAGAATAAAGAAGCGATAACGCAATACTTTGCAAATATCGTTCACTAGTCATGGCGCATAATAATAACAATAGCCGTGTTAAGGGTACTCTTTGAGTACCCTTTTTTTATAAATAACAATAGAAGATTATAAATAATCTTAAATCTTTGGAGAATTTATAATGGCGGTATACGCTAATTTAACTGTAGATCAAGGTTCGTTTTTTCAGTCGACTGTCAGTGTAGCCGATATTGATAACAATGCGATTGATTTAACTAACTACACATATCGTGGACAAGCCCGTAAAACATATACTTCTACTGCGGCTTACGATTTCACGGTCACTTCACCAACCCCAACATCTGGAGAGTTAAATCTTCAACTAGGATCTGAGATGACTGGTGGAATGAAGCCAGGTCGTTACGTGTACGATGTAGAAATTATTGCTGCTAATAATGCTGTAACTAGAGTATTAGAAGGGCAGCTAGAAATAACACCAAGAGTTACTAGGACGTCTTAATGGCAACTATCAAAGCTACTGTTAAACCGAATACTTCAGCCCTTAAAGCTAGGGTAGGTAGTAGTCAAAATGTCCAAGCTCAAACTCTGCAAATTGGACCAAGGACTAACCTTGGAGATATGGCAGATATTGACATGAGCCAATTGGCTCAAGGTTCTGTACTAATATATGATGAAAGCTTGCAAGTTTGGTTAGCAAAACCCATTATGGATGATGGAACATATATTGAAGGCGGCCATTACTAATTGGCAAAAACGGAGAAATATTAAATGTCAACTACGATTAGAATTAAACGCACGTCAACCGCAGGCGATCCCGCGGTACTTGGCGATGGTGTATTAGCCTATTCAGGTGCAGATTACACTAGCGTTGCTGGTGGCGGTAGGTTATATGTAGGTTTAGGCGTCGAAACATTCGGAGATGCAGCATCGCACATTGTGGTTGGCGGTCAATTCTTTACTGATATGTTAGATCATGGTAAGGGTGTCCTTACTGCTAACTCAGCGCTTGTTACTGATGCTGACTCAAAATTAGATAATATCAAGATTGATAATATCGATATTAACGGCAATACGATCTCATCAACTGATGTAAATGGCAACATTGTTCTTGCACCGCAAGGAACTGGTTCTGTTTCATTGTCAGACAAAAGAATTATTAACGTTGCTAATCCAGTAAATGCTCAGGACGTTGTTACAAAATCATACTTAGAAAGTGAAGTTAACTTAGAATATTTCCAAGACGACATCGCTTCGATGATCACGACTGGAACTCAAAACGGTATTTCTGTTACCTATGACGATGCTGGTAACGCAATTGACTTTGATGTTAATGACTTTACTGTTACATTGGGCGGTGGGTTCCTAACAGGTTCAGTTGATATTACTAATCTTGCAAGTGCAACTCTTAATGCTACTCTTGTAAATGATTCAGTAATTCTTGGACAGCATACTTCTGGTGAGTATGTAGAAAATCTAACAGCTGGTACCGGCGTCTATATTGCGGATCCAACTGGAGAATCTTCTAATCCTACGATCTCTATCGGCCAAGCAGTAGATATAACAAGCAACGTTACGTTTGCGGATATCTATTCGACCGGTAACGTACAGATTGATGGTAACCTAACAATTGGTGGTACATCAACGGTTATTAATGCTCAGAACTTATCCATCGCGGATAATATGATTTATCTAAATAATCCTGCTGCTGAGGCTCTTTCTGGAGCAGTTGGTGATGGTACTGACGTAGTCTTTACTACAGCTACACCTCATCAATACCTAGTAGGTATGCACGTTAAAGTAGAGGGTGTAACACCATCATCTTTTGACGGAACCTATGTAGAGATTACAGCAGTTACTTCAGATACCTTTACTGTTGCTTCAACTAATACTGACACGTACGTTTCTGGCGGTTCGGCAAGGGGTCAAACATCTGCTAATCCTGACCTTGGTTTTGTAGCTGGATACGATGACGGAACATATGCTCATACTGGTTTTTTCCGTGATGCATCTGATGGACGCTTTAAAGTATTCGATAGCTATATTCCAGAGCCTGATGATGATGTATTCATTGATACTTCTCATGCATCTTTCTCTCTAGCCGATCTTCAAGCTGATAATTTCTACGGTGAATTAGTTGGTAATGCTAGCACAGCAACGATTCTACAAACTCCTAGAACGATTTCATTGTCTGGTGATGTTGTTGGTTCAGTATCCTTTAATGGTTCACAAGATGTAGACATTTCGGCTGTTATCCAAGCAAACTCCGTTGAGCTCGGTGTAGATACGTTTGGCGCTTATATAGCAACCATTGCCGATGCTGGTAATACAAACATTGTTGTAAATAACTCTGGCGCTGAAACTGCTGCTGTTACTCTTGACCTCACTGATTCCGGCGTAACCGCTGGCTCCTATGGATCACAAACTGCAATTCCAGTCTTTACGGTTGACGTCAAAGGTAGAATTACTGCTGCTAGCACGGTCACTGTAGCTACAACATTAGGTATTTCTGATGGATCAAATCAGGATCTTGTTGACTTATTAGTAGATGAACTAACATTTACGGGTGGAGTTGGTCTTACTAGTACAATTACTGATAACACAGTAACGTACGATCTGGATGATACAACAGTTGTTGCAGATACGTACGGTGCTGCAAACTCTGTTGCTGTCTTTACTGTTGATGCACAAGGTAGATTGACCTATGCAAATACGCAGATTATTGATATTACTTCTGGTCAAGTTAATGACTTTACTGAAGCTGTTCAAGATAAGATCGGTGAAGCAATCACTGCTGGTACGCAATCAAATATTGCTGTTACATACACAGATCTTACTAACAGCATTGACTTTGCGGTTGAAACTGCAACCTACTCAACTCTTGGTGTAGCTAAATTCTCATCAAGCAATTTTACTGTAGCTGCAGGTAACGTTACAGTTACAACTGTGGATGGTGGGACATATTAAGGAATTAATTAATGGCTAATCCAACTAGCAGACAGGGTTTAATCGATTATGCTTTACGCAGACTTGGTGCACCTGTCATTGAAATTAACGTAGACGAAGATCAGATCGAAGATAGAATTGATGACGCGCTTCAATTCTATCAAGAGTATCATTCGGATGCTACGATGAGAATATATCTCAAGCACGAGCTTACGGCGCAAGATATTACAAATAGGTATATTTCGTTGAATGATAACATTTTATATGTTAAAAGAATATTTCCATTTGTAGGTGATAGTTCTAACATTAATATGTTTAGCGTTAAATATCAAATGCACATGAATGACCTTTATGACTTAAGTTATATTGGCGATTTGCTTTACTATGAAATGGTTCAGCAGTATATGTCATTGTTAGACATGAAGTTGAATGGTCAAAGTGAGTTTTCTAGATTCAATCGTCACATGAATGAATTGCATCTAGATATTGACTGGGAATCAGATGTAAAAGCAGGTGATTACGTTATTGTAGAATGTATGCGAATCGTAGACCCATCAACATATACTGATGTTTACAATGATATGTTCCTTAAGCAATATGCAACTGCACTCATTAAACAACAATGGGGAGCTAACCTTATTAAGTTTGAAGGTATGCAAATGCCTGGTGGCGTTACTATTAATGCTCGACAAATATTCGAAGATGCGAATCTAGAATTAGAAAAAATCAGAGAACAAATGCAACTAAATTATGAAATGCCTCCTGACTTCTACGTAGGATAATTAATTATGCCAACTAATGTGTATTTCAGTCAGAAAGTAAAATCTGAACAGAACCTATATGAAGATATTGTCATTGAATCTCTTAAGATGTATGGACAAGATGTTTATTATTTGCCGCGTGAGGTTATCACCGAAGATGCAATATTAAATGAAGATGTTGAGTCTAATTTCAATGATGCCTATATGGTTGAAATGTACATTGAAAATATTGAAGGGTTTGAGGGCGAAGGTAACATACTAGCCAAGTTCGGTGTTGAGATCCGAGACCAAGCCACATTCATTGTTTCAAAGAGAAGATGGGAACAACTTATTGGTTACCATAACAATGGTATTAATTCAATTCGTCCTAGTGAAGGCGACTTGATTTATATTCCAATGAGCAAATCAATATTTGAAATTCGTTTTGTGGAACACGAACTTCCGTTTTATCAGTTGTCCAATTTACCTGTTTATAAATTGCAGTGTGAGTTATTCGAATACTCTGGTGAAACAATTATGACCGGCTTTGAAGATATTGATCGATCTATCAACCAAGTAGTTTCATATCAGACGGTTCTTAAAGTTAATAACGGAAATGCAATTGACTTTGTGTTTAGTGAAGAAGTTAGACAGCAGATTGGCGCCACATCAGAGTACATATCTGGTGTGATTGTATATACTGAACCACTGGGTGCTGGTAGAGAATTACGCATTACCGATTGGACAACCTCTGATGGTAAGGTCCATGAGTTTATAATAAATAAACCTTTGGTCGGTCAAACATCTGGCGCAACATGGAATGTATTTGAAGTAAATGAAATTGCTGATAGTGATCTAGCAAATGATAGAGCGTTTGTTTCTGATGCGCAGTCAAGAAATCAGGAATTTGAATCCGCAGCTGATGGTATTATTGATTTTAGTGAATCAAATCCATTCGGTGAGATTGGGAGTTAATTATGTTAAATGAACACTTTTATCATGCATCAATACGAAGATTGATTGCTGCATTTGGTTCGATCTTTAATGACCTAAAAGTCGTACGTAAAGATGCTGATGGAGAAATCCGACAGATCACGCGTGTACCTCTTGCATATGGTCCAAAGCAAAAGTTCTTAGCTCGGTTAGATGCTGAACCAAGCCTTACAAATCCAGGCGTAGCAATTAAGTTGCCTAGGCTGTCTTTTGAGATTACATCACTATCATATGATTCTTCAATTAAGTTGAATCGTATGAATAGAGTTGTAAAGGATGATGGTGTAGAAAATTCTAGGTCGTATGTTTACACATATGCACCATACCGCATTGGCATTCAGCTGAATGTTATGGCTAAGAATCAAGATGATGCATTGCAAATCATCGAACAGATCATGCCGTATTTCCAACCTGAATATACTATTACAATGAATGAAGTTCCGGAAATGGGAATCAAGGGCGATGTTCCGATTGTATTGACTAGTGTTAATATGACTGAGGACTACGAAGGCGATTTCATAACACGAAGATCTATTATATACTCTATGGATTTTGAATCACGGATTCGCTTCTACGGGCCAGTATCTTCACAAGGCATTATTAATAAAGCCTCTGTTGATATCAACAACTCGGATACATTTGGATTTATTGAAGAAATTACAGAATCTGCTGCAGCTTCTGGCATTGATGTTACTGATGATAATGAGATTACACCATGAACCCCAAAAAAGATGATATCGATGACGACTATGATTACGCTAGGTCGAAATACTATAATCTAGCAGAAAAAGGCGATGAGGCTATTGACCTTATGATGGAACTTGCCCGCGAGTCTGAACACCCACGAGCCTTTGAAGTACTATCTAATATGATGAAACAAAACGCTGAGATTGCTGATCGGCTAATGGATCTGCAGAAAAAGAAAAAAGAAGTTAAGACACCAGCTAATAATCAACAAGCTCTTCCTAATAGTATGACACAGAATAATGTGTTTGTTGGATCTACTACTGATCTACAAAAAATGTTGGCTAAAAAGATGGAAGATAGAAATGTCATCGACGCTCAAGAATAACATCTTTGGGTACCTTGGCAATCCTAACGTCAAAAGAGATGGTGTCCAACAGAATTTCACAGCCGAAGAAGTAAAAGAGTATGCGAAGTGCATGCAGTCTCCTGCTTACTTTGCTAAAAAATACCTTAAGGTTATATCCCTCGATCAAGGATTAGTTCCGTTTGAGCCGTACAACTATCAAGAGAAAATGTTTGACCATTTCAAGTCAAATAGATTCTCGATTGTGTTGGCATGTAGGCAATCCGGAAAATCCATTTCATCAGTTGGTTATCTACTTTGGTATGCGTGTTTTCACTCCGAAAAGACAATTGCTGTATTGGCGAACAAAGGTTCTACTGCCAGGGAAATGTTATCAAGGGTAACATTAATGTTAGAGAACTTGCCGTTCTTCTTGCAACCTGGATGTAAAGCACTGAATAAAGGTTCTATTGAGTTCTCAAACAACTCACGGATTGTCGCAGCTGCGACGTCTGGATCATCTATTCGAGGCATGTCAGTCAACCTACTCTTCCTTGATGAGTTTGCATTCGTAGAAAACGATGCTCAGTTCTATACGTCAACATATCCTGTGGTTGCTGCTGGTACTACTACACAAGTCATTGTTACATCTACGGCCAATGGTATTGGTAATGTATATCATAAGCTGTGGGAAGGTGCTGTACAAGGTACAAATGAATTTAAGCCTTTCCGTGTAGATTGGTGGGATGTTCCAGGCCGTGATGAAGAGTGGAAACGTCAAACAATTTCTAATACATCTGAGTTGCAGTTTCAGCAAGAGTTTGGAAACAACTTCCACGGGCACGGAAATACGCTTATTGCTGCAGATACATTGTTATCTCTACATGCAAACCCTCCGTTGAAGCAGACACACAACTTAAATGTGTATGAAGATCCTATTGCTGGACATGAATATATGATGTTTGTTGATGTTGCAAAAGGTC